GTTCCACTTGTTCCTGTTGCAAAGTATTGTACTTGTGCAGTCAATCCATTCAAAGCAGTAATTCCTGTTGAGAAAGTTGTTATAACTTGGCACAAATGAGAATCTTGAGTATGTAATGTAATTGTTTTACTTGCGTGAGTTACATAAACCCTTATAGCTAACCTATCAGTAATTGTCAATGATGTTTCAGGTACTGCAACCGCAGTTGTATATAAATCAATCGCAGTTCCATTAGTTATGTATTCAGGATTTGCTGAATTATCTGCTATTAAAGTAAAAGTACTACCATTATATTTGTAAAGTTCTACATAAAAACTAGGTGAGCCTCCACTTGAAGATGCACTAAAGTACATTTCAAAGTTCCAATTTCCTGCTGGGATAACTAATTGTGCAGGATCATTAGCATCGGTTATAAATTGACTTATATATCCATTAGCATTTATAGTAAAATCTACTCCTGTTCCTATTACCGCAGTTTTACTCATTTCATAATAAGTGTTTCCTACAAATGTGCCTTGATTTGTTCCTCCGTTAAGATAATACGAAACTGAAGAACCACCACCACCTGTACTTGGATTGTAAGCTGCTAAAGTACCATCTCCTCTAATATACTGAGAAGCATTGCCTGCTCCTGTTACTGCAATCGTTCCATTAGCCGTTAGAGGGCTATTAGCGACACTAAAAGCACTTGGCATAGTTAAACCTATGCTAGAGATTAAAGTTGGAAAAGTGGTCAAATCACCTGCTCCGTTCACATACTGAAGATTTGTTCCAGCAAAGTTTGCCGTAATAGTACCTGAAGTTGTTATTGGAGAAGAACCTATAGTTATTGAATTACCATTAGTAGATAACCCTACCGAAGTTACACTTCCTGTTGCACCACCTGATTTTTGCCATATTGAACCACTATAAATAGCTGAATCCCCTACTATAAAAGCAATTGGACCAGCACCAAAATTTGTTGTTCCTGCTACATTACATAAATAAAAATCTCCAGCATTGCCTGTCCCGTTTGCTAAAGTAGGAGTATTTGTATTTGCATTCCAAGTGCCTTGATATTCCATTACAGAATTAGGTAATTGAGATACTGGAACTTTACCACCTGAATCTAAAGTAGCAACACCATTAGCTGCACCCAAAGGAACTGAATTAACAACCCCACTTGTACCTGTCAAAACACCTTCTAAATTCCTAACCTTTGCACCTGATGAAACAACTATTTGATTTGCCATTATTATTAATTTATAACTAAATTATTGAAAAAGACTTCTTACGAACTCACCACTCTCTAAAACCCTACTAAATGTTAAAATACCTGTTGCACTTACCCACTTCACTTGTTCATCAACAGGAGTTCCACTTGATAAAATTGCTTGAACATCAATACCACCTCTTGATACATAAAGACAAGACTTGCCTATCATATCTGAATAAGTTATTGTAGTTTCTCCACCAGCAGCCGTTGTTCCTTTAGTGTAAACTGCTCCACCTGCTACTATTACCACACCTTCTGGGTTTATTGTTGTTCCTGTTAATCCATAAGCACCTGAACCTTGTAAACTAACTGAATAAGTGCCTATGTCCTTATAAGGAGCATTGATTTGTAAACTTGTTAAATTACAATTACCACTTATAATAACTAATCCATCTACTCCATTGTCAATAACAAATTTAACTAATATTTGAGTTCTATCTTGTTGCTGCTGAAGTAAGAAAAGATATCCATAACCATCTAAGGTTATTAAGCCATCGCAATTAATACTCCAAGTTGCTATATCGTTCTTGTATTCACGATACCAAGCACTTGTTTGAGATGTTACTTCCTTTTGGTCAACATTAACTGAAAATGAACAATTTGTTGAACAAGCAAATGCAATATCTCTACCCTCTGGATATGTCTCTGAAGGTTGCTCGTAATAATAAAGCATAATATTTTTACCCTGTACGTTGTCTGCCATATTGCAAAGTTAAACTATATTAATATTAAATTGTGCTAACCAGAATGGACCTAGTTGCCCTGAATCAGTTATGTAATTTGGAATGATAAATGCCGATATTGTAGCAACGCTAACCTCAATTAATTGAACTGAGTTTAATTCGTTTACATAAGAATTTTGACTTACTCTATTCATTATAAATTTCTTTCCTGTATAAGACAAGTTTCCTGTAACTGTGTCCGTTGTAGTAAATACTTTATCTAAATAGACAAATGCCCCACTGCTAGTATGTTCTCCTAAATCACATTCTACTGTTGCTACGTTCTTATTGAGGTTTCTTATGTTTTGATAAGTCATAAATACAATTAAATCTACTGCTCCTAAAGGAGTGCCACTAGGACAAGATGAATACCAGTTTTCTAAGAATGTACCATCTGAAGCACATAAAACACCTATATTAGATGAATAATTATAAGTAGTAGGATAGTTATTCCCATAGGGTTGCTCAAATACTTTTAAAGTAGATTGTATTGTATTATCAGCCACAAAGTTTGCCTCAATAAACTTAACTTCACTATCTCCTCTTTGTATAATAAAGTTTTGAACTAAAGATGCTTGACCTGATGCATCACATATAATCTTAAACTTTAAATAACCAAAGATTGCAACACTTGATACAAAATATGGTGGAATGTCTCTAGTATATGTAGTAAAATTTTCAGATGGGTCTATTGTTAAATTTTGTACTGAAGATTGCCATTGTCCATTAGTATCTAAATATCTAAGTCCTCCTGATGTATTAAGAGTTATTTGCAATTTAGCACCTGTTGAAGTTATATGTTCAAAACTTAACTTAAAAGGAACTTCGCCTATATAAGGAAGGAAATAATTTGGAGCAGCTAAATTACCATTCTCAATACTAGCTAATCCACTTGTATTTCTTACTAAAGAAACTGCATCAAATTGACCTTCCGTATCTGGTACTATTGTTGCAGTTGAATCTCCTGTTGCACCTAAAACAAACCCAGTTGCAGTATTAGTTGGGAAAGCATTTAGCTTTAAGTCTGCATTGTCGCAATAGTTTAAAGCTGATTCATAAGCACCTCTACCTTGTATATTGTAAAACCCTTTCTTTAATAGTTTTACTTGACTATTATTTATAAAATGCACATTCCCATCTGCATAAGGAACTATGTTAACTGTATTACTTAAAACACCACTACTTGTTATTGTAGGGGTAGCTAGAATATTATATTTAGTAAAATAATTAGTAGTAGCTGCCATTTCATTCATTGAAAATATACACCAGTCTCCATTAGCTTGGAACATTCTACAATTAAACGAGGTCATTATTTTGCCAATAATATCATAGTATGACTCACCCATAAAATCCCTTCTATACTGATATATTTGGCTAAATGGCTCGTTACTTACGCCATCTTGTCTATCAAGCATACCCCCTGCAAAGTATGAACAAGCTACAACTAAATTTAATACATCTGGATAAGCTAATAATTTTAAGCCATCACTAATTACATTTAATTGAGTGTCTAATTGATTAATACTATCATCTCTTACATATTCAATATTTTGTATAAATGAAATACCATCAATACAAGTAAAGTCTGCTTGAGTAATGCCTGTTGAAAAACCCATTTGAGTATAATCATTAAACATATAACCTCTCCACATTACGTTTGTACTTTCTTTAAGTATTACATAATACTTCCTATCATCTTGACTAAGAACATTAGGGAATTGGTCGTAATCATCTTGAGTTTCTAATAATATAGAAAAGTTAACCTGAGTAGATATTATTGTAGGATAAGGATATTCCTCGTTTGAGTTAGGCTGAACTATTATTGATACTGGCTTATAGGTTTTAACTATTCCAGCAACATAATCTCTCTCATAAATCTCAAGTACTTGGTTATTACCATTCCTTAAAATTTGAGTTATTGTATATCTTAATCCGTAAGCCATTATGCTAAACTGATTGATTGTCCTTTAATGTTTGATGCCTTTTGACTTCTATTTACTGCAAGTAATAAATCTTGACCTCTTAATACAAATTGACCACCACTTCCAGCAGAACTACCACTCATTGCTCCTGCGTTAAAAGAAGTATTTAAGAAACTAGATAATTTACTTAAAGGCATAATTGCCTCTGGTCCAGCCTCTCCTATTAAACCTAAAGATGGTCCATTAGTAATACCTCCTTTAGCATTTTTAGTAACACCAAGACCCAATAAATTCATTAGTACATTTAAAATACCACTACCCCCTGCTGCTGCACCTGCTAATCCTGTTCCACTTACGGCAAGACCTGCTTGTATATAAGCTAATAATTGTGCTCTAATAATTGCAAATCCTAAATCTGCTGCAAATTGTAATACTGAATTACTTAATGCTTCAAATACATTTTCTCCTTTCATTAAAGCATCAAAAGCACTTTGTAATGAGTTTGTAACTCCACTTGCCATTTGACTAGCAAATTGGTTAGCTTCCATATTTGCTTGAGCAAATCCTTCTTTAGTTTGTCTAAGAAAATCAGTTAATTCATTTTTTGTAGTTCTAATTTTACCATTTAAATTTTCATCAAACATCCCAAATATACTACCTCCACCAACTCCTACATTTCTTGCTGCTTCAGGGAATTTATTTTGAATTTCTAAATTACTTAATTGCTCACGTGCTTGTGTTTCTAAAGATGCATCATAAACTCCATCAGATATTAACTTTACAGGAGATTTAATTTTTGGTTCTTTCTTAGGTTTTACAATCTTATCTGGACTAGGTAATAAAGTAATATTTTGTAATGCTTTAAAAGTTCTAGCTTCTAAATTAGCAATATTTTTTTCAATTTCTTTACCTAAAATATCATATTGAGTATTTACTTCTAATTTTAATTCATCAATTCTTTTTTGATAAGCACCCTTACCAGCTTTAAAAAATCCTAAACCTTCACCTTTATCTAATTTTTGTAACTCTGCATTTCTTTTTTGTTCATTTTGTATTTGCTCTGCATACAATTTATCTAATTGTGCAGCATTATTTTTTTCAGTAGCTACTGCACCACTTTGAATTGCTGCTTGGTTTACTAAAGTAGTATAAAAAGCCTTATCTGCTCCAAGTTTTGCATCTTGAATAGCTTTACTATCTCCATATAGTTTTTTTAGTTCTTTTAATGCTTCTTGTTGTTGAGTTTTATTACCACCAGTAATAAGTTCAACTAAAAGTATTCCCTTAGTTCTTTTAGTTTGTTCTTGACCTATTAACTTATAAATTTCTTGTGCTACTTTATTTAATTCATCTCTGAACTTTTCTAGTTCTCCTGTTGGTCCTTTAAAGAACTCTGAAATTTGCTTACTAAATGTAACGGCTAAAGATGAAACTATACCAATTGCAACACCAATACCAGCAGGACCGGCTAATCCAGCAACCATTGCTTGTAATGCTTTCTTAGTTCCTCCTTCAGTTGCAGCTAATCTTTGGAATGACTCAACCATAGGGTTTAAGTTATTCGCTATACCCATTATGCCATAAGGAGCATCTTGAGCAATTCTTGAGAAGTTTATAAGAGATTGAGAAGCATCACCAATTGGCTTACCTAATTGGTTAGCCTGTTGTTTTAATCCATTAATAGTAGTGTTTAAATTAGCTATGTTTTTATTCAAATAGTTAATTTCCCCAATACTTGTAGCTTTCTTTAATGCACTTTCAAATTGAGCAAGTGTATTTTCGGCAGCTTTTAAGCTAGATTGTAACGATGAAACATCTGCATCAATGCTAATGCTAAACTTATCAAAATTTTCTGCCATCTTATTTTAATTTACTCCGTACAATTTTAATGTCCTTGTTAATTGGTCATTCGTTAACATTACCTTTTCTTCTTCAATATCTAAATCATCAATAGCTGGTATGCTCCAAAATGATTTAATTGATTTAGGAGATTTTTCAGTAGTGTTACTTAAATATACAATATAGGCAAGGTTTCTAGTCCTTGCCCATTCGTTTAACTCTTGTCTTTCTTTACCCATTACGATAATAGAAAAGTCTTTCCAAGTCATCTCCCAAAATTCGTTTGGGCGTATATTACATTCAGCAGCCTTAACTAAAATATCATCCCAATTTAGCTTTGTTAGGCTTTTTTTTTTCCTCTTTAGGAGTTCCTTGTACTGCCGTAATTGTGTTTTGCACAATATACTTTAAGTAAGCAAGTACTTGCCCTTCGGATTGAAAAATTGAGCCTATTTCATCCATCCAATCGCAAACATCGTTTTCAGTATATTCAACCTCTTGTTTATTTGTTAAACAAGCTGATTTATATCCGATATATATTAATTTAACAATAATATCTAAATCAAATTGATTATTACCTAGAACTTCAAAGTATTTGTCTATTGTGATATTTCGTTCGTTACAAAATTCACGCATTGACCAAGTACCCCATTTTAATTGAATTGTGTTGTTGTTTAGTCTTAATTCAAACATAGGTTATTGTTTATGCAGTTTCAGTTTGTGTTAATGGTGGTACAGTTACTACGAAAGTTGCAGTAAATTTAACATCATCTTTATCATCAGCGTTTACTTCAAAATCGCTAATAAATACTTGACCTGAATAAACTATATCACCAGCGGTTGGAGTTGCTTTACCCATCTTCATATTAAAAGATGTTCTTGCAGCGTGAGCAGCATACAATTGTTGGTAAGAATCCTTACTTGGAGTTCCTGTTTCATCAATTGCAAAACCATCACCTTTGAATGATTGAGTAAATGAAGGACCAGCTTGATATTGGTCTCCACATTTTGAAGTTGCATCAATAGTGTTAACATTTGATGTCATTGAGTTAGTTGTAAGACAAGCAACAGGTTTAAATGTTGCGTCTCCGTCTATGTCAGCTAATAGGATATAATCCCTTGCCGATACTTTTGTTTCTGCCATTTTATTTTAATTTTGAGTTATTATTAAATTATAAGTTATTATTGTTCTAAATATATTGTCCGAAGGTTCTAAGGCATCTAAGTTTCTAATTGCACCTACCACTAAACTTGAAGCATAAAACCCATTTGTAAGGGTTATTGCAGTTTGTGAATTGATTGCAGCTAGTATTAAATCACTTATAGTTTCGGCTCTTTTATAGCCAAAGTTACTATTTTTTATTACAATGTCAACATCAATCGTAACTACATTAGTGTAACTGATTTTGCCTTGCTCTTGCGTTGATGCTCTGCCGTTCATAATGATATATTCATTTACCCCATTATTAGGTGCATAACCATCAAAGACAGGCAACCCACTTGAACTTGTCAAGTTGGTATAAAACCACTTCTTTATTTCAATATTAGGATTTAACATTAGCTATTACATTTTTTATGTTCTTTCTTAAAATAGGAATCTCACTTTCAAATGCTGGTATTAAATAAGGTCTTGCTCTTAAGTTAATTTTTCTAATTCCTTTACCTTTAAATTGTATTGCAAAGGTCTCATAACCAGCAGGTACATTAACTTCTCCACCTGTTCCAAATTCTACATAAGGAGCATATTTTAAAGCACTTCCTACTGTATAAACTATTTTAGTACCTACATTAACTTCTTTTAATTGTATTGAATTTCTTAGAGTACCATTATCAACCTTTACATCTCTTTTAGCTTTGCTTTGTATAGCTAATGCAGAGGCATTTACTTCTATAGCAACCTCTTTAGCAATCTTAGGGGGTAATTTACCTAATCTTTTAATAAGAGCATCTAAACCTTCAATCTTAAAAGAAATTTGGTCTGCCATTAGAAGTACATTAATATTTCGTAAAATCTAAATTGATTCTCTACATCTTTAATTGAATGTATTGTATATCTTTCCCCTTCAGCATCAATTTGGTAATTCTCAGTAATAGTTACATCGTATCTAATAAATAATTTAGCTGCACGAGTAAAAGTTATTTGTGCCTCTTGTAATGTCCTATTTTGATTCTCTGGTCTAAAATCACCAAATACAACCTCTTGCAAGGCAAAGGTAGTCGTAAAGCCACCTTGACCATCAGATGTCCTTGTAGGAGCATACAAGCCGATTTCAGCGTACATTGTATTGGCATCTACATAATTTGCTTTCTTGCTTCCTAATCTCATAATATTGGGCTTATTCTTGTCCAGCGTTGACAGGCTTTCCAAGACTTTTCACAAATACCTGTATCTGAATCTAATC